TATGCATTGGCAACGTCAGCGTCGATGCTAGAGGCCAACTGGCTGATACGAGGCTTCAGAACACGCTCTGCGAAGTCATCCAACTGCATGGTCAGTTCGGCAGACGTAAAGTTCACACCGATGTGCTTCTGCGAAGCAACAGTCAAGGTGGTGAACTGCTCGTTGTCGTCCTGAACTTGCAGGGCGGCGCCGTCGGTGACCAGAGCGCGGTCGGGCAGACGGATACGCAGGGTCGAACCAATCTTGGCACCTTCGACAGCAAAGCTGTCGTCGTACTGACGGTTCACGTTACGGGTGAGCACAAGGTTGTTTTCAAGGATTTCCAAAGCCTTCCTTGTGATCATGTCGATTGTAAGAATCGAATTCGCCATTTTGCATTCCTTTCAAAAGTCAGTTAGAATCAAGATTCCTTAGCCACCGTGAGGTACAACATGATTAGCATCCAAGTAGACGGTATCGAATATCGATTTTTTGACCACCTGTACGCTGTTTCGCGCTGCGGAAAAGCTCTCAGAAAGCTCCAACCATACACGCCGACAACCCACAACAAGGGCTATCTCGTGCTGGGCCGCCAGAGACTCATGCACCGAGTTGTGGCTGCTTGCTGGCTGGAGGGCTTTGACCCTCTTAAGCAAGTTCACCACATCAACGGCGACAAGACTGACAACCGCATTGAAAATCTTGAATGCCTTACCGCGCAAGAGCATCACGGGGAGCGCCATGCAGATTTGCATGGGCACTACACCCGTACGCCCGAGACGCGAGAAAAGATTCGTCAAGCGCGGTTGGGTAGCGTTACGTCCGAGGAGACGAAAGCCAAACAACGGGCTGCTTTGTTGGGCCGCAAGCGCCTTTACATTAAGCGAGCCGCGCACAGCGACGAATCTAAACAGGCGCGTAGCCTCACCCACCATCGCAACACTAGGTGCAGCGTGTTTGGGGTTGAGTACCGCTCCTTTGCAGAAGCAGCTTTGGCTACCGGCATTCATAGATTTACGGTTAGAAAACGGTGTCTTTCTGAGAACTTTCCCGACTTCAAAATCTTAACTTAGCGGTTCATTTGCGCTTGCAACTTTTTCATCTGCCGGGCACGTTCAGCTTCAATCCACTCCGAGGTACTCATGGCCTTCGTCGAGCGAGGGTCAGTCGTATCATAAGACGGGTTGCCGCTGGTTCGTGCAGTCACAGGTGTAATCGGCGCAGGCGCAGACGTAGTTGGTTTCACAGGAGGACTTGCGGCCAGTTTGGCCTCAATCTTCCCAATCTCACGGGCCTGCAAAAGAGGTGACAGACGGGAAATGCGATCGGCTTCCTTCGGGTTCGTCCCCAGCCAGTAGGCAAGGTCTGGACCCATGTCGGACGCCTTGATTGTCTCGGCCATCACGTCGGTGACTCGAAGCTGCGGGTTGTAGGCGACTTGCTCGAAGTCGTCGTACTTAACCCTAGCTTCTTCCTCACGTTCGTGGTAAGCCTCCTCAATCGCAGCCTGCTGCTTCTGGAACTCACGCTGTGCGAGCAGTTCTTCGGCCTTTCTGACCGCCAGCGCTTCCGCGTAGGCATCAGGGGACTCAAACTGATCGATGGGCGGGACTTCCGTCTTCATCACCTGTTGGGTGACTTTGGCCTGCTGCTCACGTTCCCATTTGCGCTGCTCTCTGGCAAGGCGCTTGCTGATCATCGCGTCGATCTCAGCCTGGGTGAATTTCTTCTCCTCGGGCGTCTGCTCGGGTTGACTCTCAGCTACTTCCGGCGCGTTTTGTGCACTGTCCGTGGTGGCCGTCACCTCGGGTGCTGGCGCGGATTCAACTTCCGCTAAGGCTTCTTGGACTTGTTCAGTCATAGGTTACTCGTTAGAGCGCCCGGTCTGCTGGGCCGGTACAGTTCTCAGATTATGCGCTCAGAATGCGCTTGTCAATCTTTGTTAGGTGTAATAAGTTATTTGCCCAACGAGGCGGCAGCCATCCGAGCCAGGATAGCTATTGTCATAAAACTGGAGTTGAATTTGACTGGTGTTTGGAATGTTGACCGAACCCATTTTTCCGTTGACATTTTGTTCACGGAAAACACCCATTGAGGTATTTGCAGCAAACGTGAACGGGCGGTTAGCGATCAAAATGCTCCCAGACCCGGTGCCGTTGGTTGTAATCTCAACGCTGAAAAATAGATGAACAACGCGGCCAACACGGGTGTAAGAGCCGGATACTGTGCCCACGGTTGTGATGCTGCCGCCGCTGGAAGTTACAGAAGGCGTCCAAGTGCCTTCTTCGTACCAGTTCATCAACTGGCTAGTCATGCCTGCGGCTGCGGTGTTGGCGGTGAAGTTGAAACCTTTGGCTGCGGTGCCTTGGATTAGATTGCCTGTGCCAAGCGTTTGGTCGCCAGTAAACGATTGCGCCGCGTCTGTTCTGGCCGCCGTAAAGTTTGCATTTGGTGTTGTCATCACGCAAGTAGTACCCGTCCCCGGACCCGCAATTTGCAAAAGACCAGTAGTGGCATTTGACCGAATGTTCTTGACAGTCAAATCGTCAACTGCAACTTTTACGGTCGCGCTCGACTGAACAATCGGCAGTACTTCGGTGCCTGCCAGCGGAAGCGAGGCGGGCGACAACGCGGAGATTTTTTTATCGGCCATGATTAGTCCTTAAATCAAACTTTGTGACACAACTACGCCAGTCAAACCAGACAACTCTGATCCACCGCTGACAACTTGATAGGTGAACTGGAAGTATCCAATACCTGTTGTGGCTTGCACAACACCACCAAGCGTCAGTTCGCATTTCACTTGGTTGTACTGACTGAGTGTAGTAGGCACAATCAACGCTGTGCCAGTAGCCAGCAACTCAGTACCATTCTTTTGCGCGCCAGTCGATGCGTGGTTGATGACATAAGTCGCCACAGCGCCAGCCGCCGTGTTGCCAAAGGTCAAACGCACGTTATCGAACGCAGTGCCCGGATGCGCTTGAGCAAACAACTTGATGGATGTGATTTTGATGTAAGGCCACAAGCTTATAAAATCGCCAGTTCCGTATATATAGTTGGTACTGTTCTTCCGATCAATCCATGTTGTTGTGACTGGAGCTAAAACTGCAAGATCGGTTGCATATTGAGGCGGGATTGTAATTGCATTTTTAAAATACGAATTGTTTTGAATTCCGTACCCAGCAAACGCCTGAGTGAAGTTTTGCACCGCGCTGTTGTAGTCTTGAAGACCACCCATCGAGTCTTCCCAATAAAACCCGGTAAGCCACGGTTGAATAAAAGGCTCACAGTTGTTGTAGTTGATTTTTGGGGTGCCAGTTAATTGACCAGGCGCAGATGTGTTCGACCAAGCCGTGTACTTGATGATGGACTTGCCCGACACCTTGCAATCAACAAAGTTTGCCGTTGCTTTGTAGGCCACCGATGCATCAGTGCCTTCGGTAATCGCGCCGCCAGTGCCGATGTTCATGTCGGCCATGTTGAAACGCCCACCAACACCAATAAAGGTCTTCCAACCTGTCAGCGTCGTTTTGAATTCGTACCGCTGACCAGGCAAGAAGTTGTAGGTGCAATCAAATGAGTTGACAGTGCTGGTGCCAATGTACGTTGTTGCCAGTTGCTCTTCCAGCAACGTGCAATTGTTGTGCTTGATGTCGAAGAAGTTACCAGACGCAACAAACCCACCAAAGAACGCTGTAAACACCCAGACCTTAGTGCCTGCGTCTGGCAATTGAATAATGTTGTCCTCAAATCGCAAATCAACTGCTTCAGGGTTGTCGCCTTGCCAAAACACGTTGAAGGCGTTGTAATAGCCGTTGCGAACGGTGATGTTGTCACCGCGAGAGTAGCCCTCAAACCAGAACGTTTTTGCCAGCTTGGCTTGATTTGGCAACAACGGATAGGCCAAGTAGCCGTTGTAGTTGGCCGAGTTGTCGCCGCCAAGGATGTTCTGTTTGACATCCACATTTTCAAACAATGCGGGGCCAAGAGCGTTGTATGCGTTGTTGCTGCTACCCGCGCTGGTCAATGCCTTGTTGCGGAAAAACACGCCCCAGTTGTTGGTCGAAATGATAGGCGCAACGCTGAAGTCGCGGGCTGTAATTTTGTTGACGGTAAACCCGCTTTCAAAAAACACGTCTGTGGCGGCATCAACTTTCCACAAAATCATGCACTCGTTACCTTCGATATGGTAGTAGTAGCCAGCGTTTCGATATACGTTGCTGGCTACGCCACCGATAGTTGCCGTGAGTGCATTACCACCAGCATCAGCAATCGCATACAGGCCATTCATCACGTTGACCAAATACCTGTTGCCCATGACGTTGTGACCACGAACAAAGATCGTCCCAGATGGCAGGCTAAGTACAGGTGTGGACAGCGAGTAGGTGAATGCCGCAGCTTTGGGTGCATTCAGTTGCACATACTGAACGGCCATCTTCAACGCCGCAGTTGAATCAGTGCCCGTTGGCACTTGGCCGATTGGCACAGTCCCAGCAGCAAATGCAGCAGGGCCAGCAGGAGTGTCACCATTTGCCGTGGGGAATACTGCGTCAGGAATTACGCCAAACCAGATAGCTTTGACTCGGGTGTTTCGCACCGGGTAAGCGGTTGTTCCATAGTTGTTGTCGCTTGCTACAACTTGACCCGTTCCTGTGCAGAAAAAAATCTGGTGATCGCCAGCGTCAATTTCTGCATCAATTGTTAAGGTGACCCCGCTAGGAACTACAAAACCACCACCGTTTTCAAACTGGAGCGTTTTTGTGTGCGGAATCTGAGCGTTTGAAGTCAACGAGATCAGACTCGTCACTTTTGCAGTAGCGGGACCATTTGCCAACCACGCCGCCACTGCTGCCGAACCAGTTCCAAAATCTTCAATGCTGGCAGACTCGTTCAGCTTGGTTGCAACAGTTGAAGCCACCGCGTTTGTGTACGGTGCGGTGTACGGAACAGCATTTGCAGTTTGACCGTTAATTCCAACAACATCGTCATACGTTGCAATCAAAACATCATTTGCGTCTTTCAACACAAACTTGTATGAAATTCCGGCAGTTATCCATACTTCACCGCTGTTAGGTATGCGCCCAGCAGCATCAAGCACAATCGGGTTTGTCCAAGCCGTAGTGCCACTTGAACTGGTGAAACTGGCCTGCGGCGTAGTCGTGCCTGCGGCATACGTGAACAGTTTGCCGCCCGTCAGGACAGCGCCACTGTTGGTAAAAAACTGGGCCGCGACGCCGCCGACAGGGGAAAGAGTGACGGCCATTTATTTACTCCAAGAGGATCAAGCCACCATCCTCTTGCACGAGGTTGTCGCCTGATTCAGTGAGAAGGTTGCTTTGAGCTTGCTCATCCGCTCGGCCAGAAAACAACGTGGCGATGCCGCCAAGGCCAATGGCAACTGCGTTGCGAAGATCAGGGCCAAAGAAGCTCATTGCTTGTTGATGGGTTTGCAGTACGCAGTGCCATCGGTGCTACCGATCCGCAGCACACTGACGCGCCAAGGAGCGCCGGTCGAGTTGATCGGCACTACAAACGGGATCGGGGTGAAAGGAGGGATCGGAGTGCTGGCGCTGGTAGCCGTGGCCCCAACACCCACCTCGACGTAGCAGGCTTGATCGCACCAGACCACCACGCCCTGCGGGCCCGGTGCCCAAGCAGTCGTATTACCAGCGGTAGCGCCTGCCGTTGCGGAGTACGCGGGGTAATCAGTCTTACCCATCGGGTTGAGCAGTTCCATGTTGGCTCCTTATGCCAAGAATTTCAGTTTGTAGAGTGTACTGAGGTACTGCCCCACAATCTCGTCGATTATATTTTGCAACGGGGTGTCGGACTTGTCCACCACCTCATATCGCATCTTCTCAATGTCACCCAAAGAGTCCTCAAGAAACTCGATCACGTTGCCGGTCTTCTTGGCGCTCATCAGGCTGATGGGTCCAATCAAACCATGCCTGCCTTGGTAGGCTTCGGCGAACTTGTCGGCCAGTTCAACAATGTTGTCGTAGAACTCGTTGAGCGCCATGTGTTTGGAAAAGCTGCGCGTGTTTAGGTGGACCGAGTGGGTGACATCTCGGGCCAGAAACAGTGTGCCTACGAAATCACAGCATTTCATTGCATTTGTCCTTCCATCGGCATCGGCGGCTGCTCGGGCTGCATCTCAGGCATCTCGCGGGCCTCGCTTGGCGATACTAACTCATTGCTTTCCATTGCCGCAGCCACCACGCCCATAGCGATGTCTTGAATTTGCTGCTCGGTCATGCCAGCCTGCACTGCCGCAATCCGCTTGGTTTCAGCATTGTAGGCTTCAATCTCGGCCTTGAACTCCTTGATTTGCACATCACGGGCTTCAAACGACTGCTGCACGTTCTGGAGCATCCCAGACATCTGCTGCATCTCTTGGTTCATTGCCTCGATTTGCTGCTTGGCCGCCGCCAATGCTGGGTTGTCCTCGTCGTCCCCGATGATGGCCGGATCGATGACCTTGGCAAAACGTTTTGCCATCTCCTGCGCGCCCGGCCAGTCCATGTTCTTGATGAACAAGTCGCCAGCCACGGTCCAAAGCTGCGGGTTGCCTTGCAGCAACTGAGCCATTGCTTCGAGCGACTCCTGACGCTTGGTTTGAAAACCTGGCCCGGTGATGACGCGCACATCGTACTTGCCGACGCCGGGGTTGTAAATTTTGTCAACTACGATGCCCTGCTCGTTCCTGATCTTCTTGACCGGCTCTTGCTGCATCGGGTTGATCTTGACCATGCCCGACTCGCCGTCCTCTTGAATGATGCGGGCGATGCGCTCAGTGTCGTAAATCTTCGGAATCAGATCGACCAACTGCCGCCCGACATAGCGGATCATGCGAGCATAGTTGTCAACGTAGTGATAGGTGCCGGTGTCGGACTCGCGCTGGCGGGCCAAGATGGCTTTGCCGCTGCGCTCGTTGGACGTTTGGCCGAGCGATGCGTTGTACTGCCCGGTGACGCTCTTGATGTCGTCGGCAGCGCCCATTTTGGCCTGTATGAGGCCGGTTTGGGGCAGCGGTGGGGCTGCACGCTGCGGCAGCGGCAAAGCCGATCCTGCGCCGTCTGTGACGTCAGGGTTGACCTCCAGATACGGCCAGTTCTGGGTGTTTGCAGTCTTCCACTGCATCTCGTAACCCTCGAACTGCCCGCCGTAGCCTATGAACGGCGCCTTGGGGGCCAGCGCCAGCATCTCAGCTTCTTGGCTCGTCCAGTAGTTGTACATGCGCTGCGCGTCTTTGGCGTTACGCACTAGGCCGCTGACGTACAGACGGCCCTCAACCTCGAACTCGTTGCCCACGCAGCGGATCACCGGGATGTGCGAGCCAGCCCAGTCGGAGCGCTCTAGCACCTCGTAGCCGTTGATCTTGAGCCACTTGACTTTCTTGCGGTCAGACTGACGCGAGCGCAGGGGCTTGCCAAACTGCAACCGCAGCATCTTGTCTTCGGGCGATCCTTGAAACGCAGTCAGGTTGCCGGGGTACAGGTTAAGCGTTTCTTTGGTGTTGTCGATGTAAAAGTACTCGGCAATTCGCACCGTGTTCTCGTTCATCCACTGGCTAAAGCCTTGGTCACCGACGCCCAGCGTCTGCAAGGTGCTCAGAGGCGATGCGTTGGGGAACTGGCGCTCGTATTCGTCACGCGGGATGTCTTCAGTGATAAAGCACCAGCGGGCGTCCGAGCCGCACGGGTCTTGGATGAGCGGGTCCATGTAGACCGAAAAGCTGTTCCTGATGCGCCCGATCTTGATGTCCTGATTGAACGTGTCTGCGTCGCAGTACTCGGTCAGGATACGGACGTAGCCCTCGCCATAGGCGACTTGGTTCTCACAGGCGGTGTCGTAGGCTACGTCGGCGTCGGAGATGTACTCGATGTGCCGGATGACACCGTTGAATATCTCGGCCACCTCGACGTCAGCTTTGTCATCGACCGGGATGACCTTGGGCTGCGGGCGGTTTAGGCGCTGCTCGTTGGTGACCTGGTGAACGTGCTGCGGCAGCTTGTTAATCGTCAGGCATGGCCTAGCGTTAATCGTCTGGCCCTGCACTGCGCCACGGGTCGCCAGCACATCGGCCGGCCACTGCCAGTGGTTGTCGGGCGAGCCAGCGTAGAACCGCAAGTCGTCCAACTCATCTTCGCGCGATTCCGACAACGCGGAGATCGCCATATCCAGGCGGCTGCGGGCGGTCGAGAGGACGTCGGCGTCGCTCTTGTCTTTGGCCGAGCCGCCCTCGCTGACCGCGCCAGCGGCAACAACGCCTGAATAGTCTTGCGGCATGGCTTACTTGATCTTGCTCAGAACCTTGGCAACCGTCGCCTTGACGTTGGTGCCGCTGGGGATGCTACCGTGGCAGCCCATGCCCGGCATCTTGGAGTACGTCTCCTTGTTGCGGTCGGGCATCCCGCCACCAGACATCTTTGGCTCGCGGGCGTTGAGTTTGCTGATGGGTTCGAGGTGTTTGCTCATTTCTTGCTCCTAGACGCGGGCTTAGCCGCAGATTTGCTTGCAGCCGCTCGCTTTACCGAGTATGCTATAGCTACTGCTTGCTTGATGGGTTTTGTTTTGGCTTCAGCAGCCACGTTTTTTCTAAACGCTTCTTTGGAGGTACTTTTAATGAGTGGCATGAAACGCTCCCGAATTCGGTACGAAAAAACATGTGGGCAATGCCAATGTGTCTTTACGGTTCCTGAGTACCGCAAGGACACCGCAGTGTTCTGTAGCCGCAAGTGTCTCGCACTTTCCAGCCGGGTGCAAGTTACCAGCGCTTGCCAAGAGTGCGGCTCCACATTTACGCATATTGCCAGCCGCGCAAATAAAGCCAAGTATTGCTCGGCAGGATGCTATCACAAGGCTATGCACAAGAAGGGCACCGTGTCGTACACATGCCAACATTGCAGCAGCGCTTTTTTGGGGTCGCCCTCGCACAAACGAAAATACTGCTCGCGGGCTTGTGTCAATAAAGCGGCCAAAGAAGTCTGGCGTCCTGACTTTGCCACCGTGCGGAAAAACATGGCTAAAAGAGACATGCTTACTGCTTGTGTTCGGTGCGGGTACAACGCCGCGCCGCACATTCTTGGCGTCCATCACAAAGACAGAAACCGTCGCAACAACGAATTGAGCAACTTGGAGGTGCTGTGCCCAAATTGCCATTCGTTGGAGCATGGTAAGCATACGCCGCACGGTTTTACCGAGTAGATTTTGCTGGTTTTTTGGCCGTCTTGGCCGACTCGCGGAACGCCTTGTCGGTCGGGGCGCCCTTACTGCCCGGCTTACGCATCTTCTCGCCACTGCCGGCCGCGATTCTGGCCTGCTTTCGGTGGATATTCTCGTAGAGTCCGGGTTTTGTAGCCATGATTAGCACTTCCATCGTTTAAGGGATGCTTTGGCCCGCTCGGCGTCGCCTTTGGCGTTCTTGACAACCCCAGACATTCTTGCGCAAAACGAGGCTTTGCGGCCAGCATCGGCTTTGGTCTTGGGGTTTGGTGCGGGTGGTTTGAGGTTGGAGCCGGTGGCCGCGTTGTATTTTTCGCGGCCTTTGGCGGTCAGGCCAGCGCCCTTGCTGACGGGCAGCTTTTCGCCCCGTCCTACGCTGAGAGACACGCCTTTTTTAGTCGCCATCTACGCCCCCATCCAAGAGGTTGATACGCTGCCATAGCCCATCGACCGCGTGGTGCGCTGCTTACCTTCGCGCGCCTCACGATGCGCCACTGGAAAGGCAAACGTCAACGCTATCGCATCTGCTGCGTCGGGGCTTGCCAAACCACGGGCTTTCATGTCCTTTTTGGACTCCAGATAGATCGTACCACGGGAATCTGGTTTCATCTTAGGCGAAATTAAGTCAGATTTCAAGAATCTGTCGTTTGGAACGCTCGCCGACTTGAGCCAATCGCGCATTTCACCCCAAATTTCAGCCCGTTTGTTGCCGTACATGATGGGATTTTTGGCCTTATTGCCAAAATTAACCCCTCTGATCTTGTACCGCTGCTCTTTGAGCCGGTCCACGACGCCTGCGCCCAACCCGCCCTCGTCAATATTAACCAGCGTGGGTTTAAATTCCTCAATCGCGTCGATTACATGGCCCACGACCGTCATTGTGTCGTCGCCCCGGTGCCGGATCAGCTTGATGATGTCGCGCCCTTGTCGCACGGCAATGACCGTTGCGTCTGCCCCGAACCGCGCCGGGTCTACGCCAATCACAATCGGCGCCGTCTCGTCCTTGTACGGCTGGCGCTTCATGGCCGCGTCCACCACGCCGATGCTGATGAACTGATCGTCGCCCTCGTTGGGGAACTGACCGTACACCTCGACGTGCGCCTGGCTGCTGTCTGGCCCGTATTCCGCAATAATCTGCTCGTAGACCGCCTTGTCGGTGCCCTCGACCGTCCTAGCGTCCACGATCTTGGTCGCCCAAAAGTCGCGCTTGCTGTTGAACGCCTCGTAGAAGTAGCCAGTGTTGCGACGTGGGTTGGAAAACGCCAGCCAAAAGCGATTTGGCGTGTTCTCTGTAAAGAATCCAGACGTCACCGCCCAGATCGAGTCGTCAATACCCGACGCCTCGTCAAATATCACCATCACGCCGTCAAAGTTGTGTACGCCAGCGTAGGCGTCCGGGTTTTCTGCCGACCACAGCCGGCCCTCAACGCCCCAGTAGCGCGTGCCTTTCTTCAAGTCGCGCTCAACCAACTCAGTCAGCCACTTGGCCGGCATCAATCTAGTGGCGCTGACCTCGAACCAGTGGCTGTTGATTGACATCGCCAGCCACTTTGTCAGCTCGGCCCAAGTGATCGAGCGCAACTGTGACTCACTGTTGGCCGAGATGATGGTCGTCGAGCCGATGCGCGTGGACAGCATCCAGTCCGTAATCCATGACACTAAGGCCGACTTGCCGATACCGCGTCCCGATGACACGGCCAGGCGCAGCACGTCGAAGTCCACTTTGCCGCCATTCTGTTTAATATGCTCGGCCATAGCCGTGAGCACCTCGCGCTGCCACTTGCGCGGGCCAGTGAAGTGCTCCAGTGGCGTGCCCTTGACGCCCCACGGATACGCGAACATTACAAACGCCAGCGGGTTGTCCTTGATGGCCGGGCTCCACAGCCGAGCCATTAGCTCCTGCTCATCCTGCGCGCTGTAACGTGTGGTTTGCATGCTGTAGCATTTGGCTTGGGTTGTTCTCGATCACTTCAACGACGCGCCGCTCGGCCTCTTGCAGCGCGGCGGTGATGCTGATCGACTGGTTTACGTCCACACTGATGGCCTGCTTGGCGACCCAGCCGTGGACGTTTTGCAAGATGGCTAAGGCCGCTTTGGCGTCGCCTTGCGCCGCAGCATCGTGCAGCAAATGGCTCATCTCCATCTCGCCCTCGGCGCGGCCTTTGAGTTCAGCATATTCGGCGATCTCGTCGAACTGCTTGAGTCTGGCGTATTCCTTGGGCAACATGCCTGCGGCCAAGGCAAGATTGTCGCCCTTGAGTCCTAGCTTGGCAGCGCGGTAGATGCGTGCCAGCCGATCTTCGGTTGCGCGCAGTTGGCGTGGCTCGTATGGCAGGGTCTCGAACATGGGCCGAATATAGCATTTTTGCAAAAATAAAAAAGTTTTGGTGATCCCTCCGCTGCCGTGACCTCTCGGCCCAGGGCCCTCCCCCACCCCCTCGGCGAAAAAGCCGATTCCCTTTTTGCCGCCTGGCCGCGCGGCGTGTGGACCATGTGGACAATGTGGACCATCGGTTGACAGTCGCATGGCTTGCGTGGCTTGCGTGGCGTGGCGTGGATTTGTGGACAATGTGGACAATGTGGACTGCGATTTTAAGTCGGTCGACCCCCTTTGGGGCGCGCTGCGCTTGACGCTGGCGCGAAGACTACTGTATACCCATACAGTATATTTTTAATCTATTTCTAGACTTACATACTCATTGTCCACATTTTCCACAGACCATATTCTCCCCTCTGTGCGAGCGTGGACAATACCCCCACGTTTCCATAGT